CTGAGCCAGCCCGCCGTGCCCGCTGGCATGCTCATTAATACGGTCTGCAAAGTAGGTGGCATCCACGGCAGTCGCCGGGGGCAACACCACCGGGATGCTGACGTCGTCCACAATCAGTGTGAGGGTCTCATCCGCCGTGATCGTAACGCTCTCACCCTCCACGGAACCAACGCCGCCTTCGTATGCCAGTTCAGTTCCGACGAGGGAGGCGAAGAAGCCACCCGTGTGGGTGAGGACCGCCGAGGGGGATGCCAGATCGAGGCCCGCCGTCGAGGTTGCCTCAATCCCATGTACCTGGACACGGAGGTGGTCGGACTGACCATCGATGAAGGCATAGGGTCCGGCACCGGAGAGGCCATACTTGGCCGGGGATGCCTTCCGGGCTGCAAACTGGACCGTAACGATCTCGTCAACAGGCCCCGTGAAGAAGTCGCCACTCACGGACTCATAGTGGAAGTCCGGGTTCAACTCGGAACCGGAGGGGAATTCCACAGTGACTCCTACAAGAGCCGCACCCTTACTCCCTGCGGTGATTGAGGCACCGAAGATGGAAGCGCCCAGGGCGTTCTTCACGGCGTACTGACCAACACCCGAGGCACCCGCTGCCTCGTTGGCGATGGTGTAGGTGGCGTCGGTGAGAACGTTGTAGTACACGGTTGCCCACACCGAGGCACCCGGAGGAACGGCCTCCGCCAAGGTGAGGACGGAACCTTCAACCTTCAGCACTTCAACCTTGCCCCGTGCCATCGCATCCTGGACGTCGTAGCCCCAGTAGGCCCACACGACATCAGGACGGTTGGTTGCCACGTCGATCCGATTGTTGCTGATGGTCTGGTAGAGGCTCTGACCGAGCGGTGTATCCCGCCCGTTTCCCAGCGTAGGACTCACGGGAAGCTGGAAGCTGAGGCGGGAGTCCGTGGACACACCACCAGCAGCGGACACCACCGGGGTGCATGCCCCGAGGAAGGTCCGGTTGTCCACCAGGGACAGACCGATCTGGGTGTCATCGAACGGCTCCGATCCGACCGTATTGATCCCCGCAATCACCGTGGCTGCCGTGCCCCACATGATGCGATCATCCTCAAGGATGAAGTCGGCACCCTGGGTGTAGTCGCTGACGCCTGGCACCGAACCGCACTGAGTCACCGATGTGACGGCGATGTGAGCCAGGTAATCGAACGTATCCTGCCAGGTGTTCCAGTAGTACTGGATGGACATCACCGCACCCGCTTTGGGTGCCCGAGACAGGGTCACTGCACGGGAGGCACCGTCCACGGACGAGGGGATGACCTGGACACCATCCACCCGCACCACAACGTGGGAGGGGTCGGTCGTGGTCACACCACCGCCGGAACCGTCCACGATGGGACCTTGGAAGGTGTAGAAGGTGGAGACCCGGTTATCAGCCAGCCCAGCGATGAGGCCGAGCAGCCCGTTGGCACTCCCATCCGCTACAGACACGCTATAGGTGGCCAGCAGGGACAGCGTAGAGTGTCCGTAGCTGTTCACGAAGGTGGTGGCCGTCAGCGTCCCCGCACGGGCCGCTGTGATCGCTGCTGCAATCTGAGCCATCGTGTAGGTGCTGCGTGCCGGAAGGGCAATGGAACGGGCCACACTGTCAACCACCAGGTTGACAACGTTGTTGGCCGCATCCACAACCACACCACCCACCGTGATATCGCCGTGGATGTCCAGGACGGCACTGGTGGAGTTCGGGGCGTCCACGTCTGCGAGACCCGAGAGAGCCTTCACGGTCGCCAGACGGTTGGGCACCTGTTCCGACACGTCATCGGTCAGCAGGGTGTCCGTGCGATCGAAGTAGTAGGTACAGCGGACGACGTCTCCGGGCGAGGGAACGGTTGCAAGCTGTACAAGTCCGGTGGACCCGGCCACGGAACGGACGGCGATGACCTCGTTATTGATGGTCACGGTCACGTCAGTGCGGCTTGTGGTCGTAGTGCCCGTACCGTCACCAGTGACGATGGGGTAGTTTACCACCTGGAGCTTGTCCAGGACTCCGTCCCAGGCACCCAGGGTGATCTGACCTGTGGCAGACTCAACCACGACAGCACGAAGAGACTCGTCCTCACCGACAACCCGCTGATCCACCGTGGAAGAGGAACCACGGACGATCTCCAGGTCTTGCTGGATGAGGTTCTCATTTCCCTCACCAATGATGATGGGAATCTTGAGGCTCTCCAGAGCCGATGCCAAAGGGTTTTCAAATAGTGTCGTCGTGAAAACGCCCGGAGGAGCATAATTTTGACCAGGAAATGGCATCTGTCCACCTCACATGTTCTCTTCAATGTTCAGCCCAAAAAATCGACACATTTAGCCACGGTCAAAACCGGGAATGGCTTATGCCCTTTCTAATGAGTCCTGGTTATTGAAGCAAAAACGGGATGGCACTGAGAAAAGAGAAGGCTACTTGGGAGGTTCTTCTTCCTTGTCCTGGTTCATCGCTTTGTCATTGATGGCAAGCGCTCGGTCATGAACAGCCCGCTCCTCAGCGGTCAGCACCCGGTACGTCCCATCAGGATTCCGGGAGAGGTCATACCCGGAAGCCTCAGGGTGATGACCAAGGATGGTTCGTTTCTCCTGCAACCGCTGGTCTGCAACCTCCCACCCTTGCTGGGCGGAAGCTCCAATAGCTCGGTCGGCTTCTAGATCGTACTGCGAGACACCCGTATTTTGTGGGACCGGGCCACTCACATCCTGATGGAAGCTGCCGGTCACGTCCTCGGGGATCATCCGCTCCGCCTCCTCCCCACACTGACACTTCTTGGGGAGCAGGCGGTGCTTCACCGAAGCGTGACCCTCGAATTGAATTCCACACTGGCACTGATAGGTGTAAAGGGGCAAAGCGCACCTCTTAGCGAATAGTCTCGTATGTACTGTTCCGTCCTGAGAAGAATGGATCCGTGATCGTCTCCAATCCCAGGCTCTCCAACATCTGGATGTTCCCCTGCCAGCCGTCAAGCTGCTCGTCCGTCATCTGTGCCACCAACCGAGCCTGTTCCACCGTAAGGGGGGCCGCTTGGCGGAGGAACACACCAAGGGGCACATGGATAGACCAATCTGTCTCCACCGTCATGGAAAAGTTCGACGTGTAGAAGTAGTCGTCCCCGTTCTCATCGTAGGGCTCTTCGGCCTCCCCACCCAGGGACAGGTCGATCATCTCCATACCCTCAGACGACAGGAACGGACGCAACACACCCCAGAGGTACACAACAGTCTGATCCGCAATCTCCTGTTGAACATAAACGTCACGGGAGGACACATCGAAGTCCAGGGACAGATCCCACTTACCACCGTACTCCAACGCCGCCGGACGACGGAGGCTGTCAACAACAACGGCGAGTCGGTCGCCCTTCTCATTTCGCCTGCCAAACGCCAACACGACCCCTGGGATCGTACTGTTGTCCGCCCTGTCGGGAACGATTGTGTGTGGTCCCGTAGTCTCGCCCGGAGAACGGTAATCAGCCACCAGAGACCGGCCTCCTGTGAGGGCCTCAGTCAGCACGATCTCACCCGTAGGTTTACCTGAACCGTCCAGGGTGAGGGTGTAGTTGACCTCCTCCACAAGCTGGAATCCAGCAGGCATTTCGAAGAGGCGGAGGGTTCCCGTCACAGGCGGCTGTTGAAGCTGCCAGTGCGTGGTACTGACTGCTGTGACGGCTTCCCTGTAGACGTCCAAAAGCTGATCAACGTAGAACTCCGTGTCCCCCGTCAACTCGATGAAGTAGACCCCCGGCGAGGAAGGGAAACGCCCACTGTTGTTCTGGATGGCTACAGAGTCCTCCCGGACCCACTCCAAAGCGGTCCCAGGGTAGTTCTGCACTCGGGTCAGGTAGACGTAGCTGGTAACGATGCCAATGTAGTTGTCCGCCGAGAGGTCAACCCGACTACCACCACCTGTCTTAACGACGATGCTATGCTGGGGTCGTTCCTTGAAGGAATACTTCCCCTGGATGTTGTCCACCAGATCCCTGTACCGGGGGTGATACTGCCAGTACTTCCGCAACTCTAGAATGAAGCGTCTTTTGAGGGCCGCTGTTAATCTGAAATAAATGGGACACCTCCGTCAACAACTGAATACTTTACCCATCAGCCAACGGAAATTATCAGTGTTTTAACGTCAATGGGGGGCGGAGGGGCTCCCCTCCAGAAACTCTCGGAAGGCTCCAGGAGGCTCTTCCTCTACCACGGTGGCCACAATGGGGGGGTCCAGTTCCGTCTTGACTGTGTTTAGCACAAAGCCCTTGAAACTGATCTCCGCTGGTGGGGTGACACCCCGAACGTAGGCGACCGGACTTGGAATACCCGTGGTGCGGACTGGTACAATGTTCGCTGACTGAGACATCTCGAAGGTAGTGGTCATAACCACGTAGGTCATCTCCGACCCATCATCCTCAACCAAAGTCAGACGAATCTCTTTCATCCAGGCAGCCCTGGCCGCACAAGATGATGCTCCCCCACGTCCATGGGTTTGTCGGCCACAGCCTCGGCACACCAAGTGGCACTGAGTTCCGCCAGCTTCTCATCAGACGCAGGCGGTGCAATAGGCAAGGCCCCCCGAATCAAAAGGGTACGACCCTCCCCCGTATGGAGAAGCTGCTTGATCTCCTCAGCGGGCAAGCCCAAACCCTTAGCCACGACCTCAGGAATAGGATCTCCGATATGTAGGCAAACCAGCTTCAGGCAAACCCACTCATCCGTCTCATCCTCGATGAACCCGAACATCCTCGCTTTGGGATCCTCACACACGGCAAGATCGTGCCCCGCTTCCTTTGCCTGCACCAACTGAAGCAGCCAGTCCGTCAAGGACTCGCACGGACGAGGTGTAACGACAGGGGGCCAGGAGACCGCCCGGAAAGGAGCCTCAGCCTCCTCTATCACAGCCCTGGCACCAACGTGGCGACGAGCATTCTCCACCACCTCCTCTCCTGTACCGGGAACAATCTCTCGCCGCCGGAGGGGGTCTGGGATGGTCATCCCGGAAAGGGACAGGAAGTGCCCCATCCCTGCATCTCCATGGCTATGGATATTGACGGAGTCAGGGTCCAGCTTAAAGGTCTTGTCAGACGTCTGCATCGTACCGTCAGGCAACTCCACGGTCGTGCGTGTGATGACCTCGAACGTCTTCACGGTGCTCATTCGTCGTCCTTTGCCTTCCCTCGCCCTGACGTTTCCGACAGCACGGGGGGGTCCTGGGGACTCGGGCGCACAAGCTGATGTACTCCCACGTCCACGGGTTTGTCAGCTTCAGCCTCGGCACACCAAGTGGCACTGAGTTCATCCAGACGCTCATCGGACGCAGGCGGAGCCTCAGGGAGCGCCCCCGTGATCAGAAGGGTACGACCCTCTTCCGTATTGAGAAGCTGTTTGATCTCCTGAGACGTCCTACCAAGAGATTTGGCCACGGTCTCAGGAATGGGGTCTCCTATGTGCAGGTGGGCCAGATCCAGACAAACCCACTCATCCGTCTCGTCATCAATGAACCCGAGCGGCCTCGTTCTGAGATCATCACACACGGCAAGATTGTGCCCCGCCTTCTGTGCCAGCGCCAACTGAATCAACCAGTCAACCAAGGACACGCACGGGCGGGTTGTGACGATGGGTGACCAGGGGATGTCCTGGAAGGGAACCTCTGCCTCCTCGACCATAGCCATCGCCTCAAGATGGCACCGTGCATACTCTCGCTCCTCGGAGAAGAGGAAAGGACCCTGTGAGACCTCCGGCACCCTCAGCCTAGAAAGGGACCGTGGTGAGTCTGTGAGCACGGGGAAATCATGGCAACTGGGCATCTCATCAGGGGCCTGGTCCCGATACTCCTGAACCTTGTCCTCAGAGATGGTCTTCTGCGGACGTTCGTGCCGTTGGGTCCGAAGGGACTCCTCCATCGCTTCGACCTCATCCACGTTAGCCTTAGAAGCCCAGGACGCTTCCCAGATGTCCCCCAACAGGAACATCTCCAACGACTCCGCCTTGTCCCATTCTCCGAAGACATCTTGGATGTCCTGGTCCAGTGTCGGAACGTCCACGTTGTACAGGTCCACCTGATAGGCTTCATTTGTCAACCCGTCCTCAACCAAAAAGCCTATGGCACGGACTGGAGCGGTCCCTCCAGGGACACTTCGCTCCTCGGAAATCTCGTAAGGGGTACGGGGTTTCTTCCGGTAGTACATGAGAGCCCGGAAAAAACTGTTCTGATCCGTGCAGTGGTACACCACGGGGTGGATGCACTGGAGGCCCCTAGTGGGCTTGGTCCAGCCGGTCGTGTGCGGCGTAGCGGAAATCCCATTCATTCGTCATCTCCTTCCTGTTCCTGAATGGCCTGGACAAGCAGACCGTAGGCCACACAGTTCAAAGGCTCCTTAGCCTGCCGGATGTCCAAGATCTCAATCGGGAACTTCTTCCGTCGCTCCTCGAACACCTTGGTGAAGAACTCCATGAAACCCCCCGCCATGCTCGTGCCACCGGACACGATGAGAGGGATTGGACGGGCAAGAGCAAACTGACCCTCGATCAGCTTAAAACGGGCCACGATCTGATCGAAGACGTACTCTACCATCGCCCGGTAGTAAAAGGCCAAAGCCTCCTGGTAGCGACCGTCCGGCTTGTTCAGATCAAATCCTGCCTCCTTAACGGCACACATCCGGGCCTGGGTAGCTCCTACGGATGAGGAAGCACCCTTGTCAATCCAATCGCCACCCCTGCCAACTGAAAAGGTTAGACCCTCGATGGTGTTAATAGCCAGAGCGACATTCACCATACCTGACCCAAAGGACAAGGAAAGTCCTGAGAAATCATCCGCTGCAGCTTCGCTGTAAATGATTGCCATCGCCTCGTTACCTGCGTATGGGGTGTACCCACACTCCTTCACGATACGTTGGAAAACACCCTGGTGGTAAATCACGTCTCGATCCGGCTGATCCAGCGGTGCTGCCGGGACCGAGTAGTAGCAGACCTCATTAGGAACCTGAGGCTCACCCAGCACGTTCTTGATCAGCAGACCCAGAACCTCCAGGCTCGATGCCTCGCTGGGAGACACAATGCCCGAAGACAGGGGCCTGCGGGGTTCCCGCCCGAACACATTGGCAATCTCCATCGCTGCATCCCCAAGGATGAGGACGTCGTCCCCACGATCCACAAAGGACTTCCCGGAGAGCTTCAGCATCTTCTTGGCACTGGGGGACAAGTCCAGGAAAACATCCCGCATCCGCTTGGTCTCAACACCCTTGACTGTCCGCCGGGCAGACACCAAATTCATAGTCCCTATGTCGATGGAACAACCCAAAGGCACCTTAGATTTTTTTTCTGTCTCAACCTTCGTCATGTTTTCTTCCCCGTCTTCAGACCCTTTCTCTTTCTAAGGGCAGCAGTAGCTTTTGCCACCGCCTCGTCATTGGACTCCTCAGCCGTCACCTGGACGGAATCCTCAGTCCCTTCAGGCACCATCCCTGAGGGGATGAAATGAAGGGGCTCATCTACAATACCCTGTTGGGCACCCAACGCCACACTACCGAGAGGCAGTGTGGCCAGCTTTGCCAGCAGTTTGTCCGTGATTTCTTGCACTATCGCCCCTGTGTCCACATCAACCTTCACGACCTGGGTCGTCAGGGTAGCCGGAGGGGGCTCTGGGAGCGCCTGGGGTGCCTTCAGTGGTGTTTTCGGACGGAGCACTGGGGGACGGAGCTTCCCAACCCTCAAGGTAGTGTCAGGGGCCTCCCGTTGCGTAGTACAAACGGTCACGTACCGGACCCGCACCGCTTTGATCCGCACAGCGGTCGCCAGATCCCCCGAAGCGATTGCGATCCCCTCTGCGATGGACACCTCCTGCCCTTTCACAAGAATGATTTTGAGGTCAGGCAGCCGCAACGACCGACAAAGACATTTGATGCGGGCTTCTCTCACGGCTTGCCTCCAGTGGCAATTCGGATGAACTCATCCACGATGATCTGTCCACAACGAGCTTTCCATTTCCGCACTGCAGTCTCGAAGAACGTGAACTTTGCGATCCCCGGATGAATCCAAGCGTTCCCAAGCTGAAGCGGCGCTCGCCGTAGCTCTACTGTACCGCCATCAGTCGTGATGGGCACGATCAGGGGCATTCGGGTACCCTTGGACACCCGACCCGTCTGCTTCATCCCCAACCGCTTCTCCTGGTCCGTCAGCTTATACTTGGTGGGTTGCCTGTCCTTCGCCTCCTGGGTGAGCCAGGTCATCTTCCGTTCAGGGATGTCCCCCCTTGCTAGAACATTCATCCCATAAAAGGAAGATGTGATCTCCAAGGTACTCTTACCCCGTAATCGACATGAGTAGGAATCCCATATGGCGGGACCTCCCATTGGGTCTCTGCCGGACCAACCTCTTTTGCTGAAGTACTTTTTGGACTCCTCAGCCAGAGCATCCGTCAGGCACTTACCCACCTTCATGAGCAGCTTAGGCGTGACGGGAAGCCCCGTCATCTTTGCCAAGGGACCACCCAGGATAGCTCGGACTCTCTTGGCTGACTCGGCCATCAGTGGAACTCCTCTGTCGGAGGAAACCAAAGACGGAGGATCCGGTCATCCCCCTGTAGTGCGGGGAGCACCCTCTGCAAATGGGACAAGGCTTGGCCGGACCCGATCTCAGACTCAGAGTATCTACAGACGGAATAACCCAAAGAGAAAAAAGCCCATGCTGTTGCCACGTCGTCTGCAATACGAGTCTGGGGATCCCCATATAAGGTGTTTGGCCCGTGGAAAACCTCCCCATCACAAAGCACCACCAACTTCCGCCCTTTGGGGAGGCCCACCTTAATGTCTGCTTCCCGATGCGTGCGGACGCCTGCCACCTCTAATGTCAACCAGTCATTCCGAGACACCACGGGAACACCTGCAACTTGCAGGTCGGCAACAAAACGATCCTCTAGTCCACTGCGGGTTTGGGCCTTTTTCACCATCCGGCGGGCAGACTCAACTTTCCGTTGCCTCATCAACTGCCGAACAACCTCTGCCCCAAAGGCATGTACCGCCACTGCCCGAAGTACCTTGTAGGAAATCCCCAGCCGAACCCTGAGGGCATTTAGGTGTTCTCCCCCCTTAACTCCTGCTACGACTTGGCGATAGATTAAATCCCCAGGGGTCCAGACAAGATGTCGGCTTGAAAGACCATCCCACTTAGCTTTAGACCCTGAGGGGCTCATGACTTGGCGAGGATCAGGTAGTTTATTAAACGTCAGCTTTTCGTATTGCCGTTTACTCATAGACCGGCGGAGTTTCTCGCACTTAGGGCATCGTTTAGAGTCCTTGGCCCCTATGTCTGAGATCTCCCAAAGTTGCCCACATTTGCGACAACAAAGAGTTGCTCGGTACTCGGCCCGCCAGGTGTCCCATTTCTTACGCAAACGAGCATGAGATGGATCTGTGGCGTGACGTAAATGTTGGCCCAGTGAACGGTAAGTTGGAACCAGCCGCCCACAAACTCGACAGTCCCCTAAAAACTTCACGGGCTCCTCTTAGTACGAAGTGTTTTCCCAGACCGGAGTGCGGCCTCGCTGTTCCTTCTCGTTCGGGGTACTATCCTTCTCCGTTTCCATCGGGATCTGGGCACTCTCTCCCTCAGGGTACGGGGGTATATCAGGCTGTGCCCACTGCGGAGGCTTCAACTCGCCGTCCACTGGCATCGGCGGGTAAGAGAGTTGACCATAACGGGTCTCGGGCCACGGGAAGGATGCTGTCCCATCAATAGGCACAGAGTACCGAATGTCCTGCTCATCGAAGTAGGCGATGTTGAAATGTTGTTGGAGCCTGTTACCCCTGTTAGAGGGCCGACGTACCGGACCCACAGAATAACGCTCGTTAGTCTGCTTGGCTATAAAGTCCCGCTGGGTCACGACGGGAGACGGTCCCGTCCAGATCTCGTAGGTGTGTTCTTTACGTCGCCCCTGAGCCAGTTGGGAGATCCGTCGTTCCGCATCATCAGGGACGATGATGATCGAGTATGGTCCTTCATAACCCCCGATGAAACCTGTCCCGTAGCAGATTGTGCAACGGTTGGAGGGCTGCTTCGAGTATTCCCTCATGCGGTCGTCCAACTCACAAGAACAGGGCACACCAGACTGTCGCCGGATAAACAGTTTCACCCGCTCCCCACCCTGTTGCAGAATCCAGTGATTCCGCCTGACGGCTTCCCGCCAGATGTAGTCCATGGTCTCTACATCGTTGAGGGTCAGCGCTGGACAATAGGAAAGGGCCGTCTCCTTGTATCCGCTGGGCGTGGTGGCATCCAAAACCACCGTCGTCAATCGATAGAAAAGATTGGCATCCAGACCTGACCGGACGTGGTTCCTGGTTACCCAGTAGGAGATTTCCACGACGCTAGTCTCAGATGGGAGGATCGCCGTCTCGTTCTTCTCCGTCAACGAATCGAAGGTGGCCTGGTTGATGAGAGTCACCTCCCCAGAGGGACCAAACACGTCATCAACAGGAACTTCAACCCCATCCACATAGACTGTCACGTCCGAAGGGGCGTTGGCTGCCGTTGCCGTTTGGAATGGACCCTGAGGGATCTTCTTGGCGATAGGGCTGTGAGTTTTTAACACCCATCGACGGTCGTTTGGGGCGTTCCCCTTGAACAACCAGGACTGGTTCCACAGTACCGGCTCACGGGAGATGAAGACGTTCTCCGTCCTGTCCCGAAAATAGGCACCACCAATGGGGTATTCGTTGACTCGGAAGTAGGGGCCACGGTCGGAAACATCAGACCGATAGACATTCACCCCAATCACTGTGTACAGGGTGTTCCCCGCCAGCAGCGCTGGATTGTCCCACCGCACATCCAACACCCCCCGCTCGAACGGCGTAATAACCTGACCGTTCTGCGGCGGTATTGGTTGCGCTGTGGGGTCTGGATCCCATCCGTGAGCCATACTTCATCCTTTAGCCCTGGGGCATCCCCTCTGGCGTTTGCGTCACGAGCCGTGCCCTGCCGTCCGGGAGCACCTGCCAGGGCTGCCCATCAGGGATCCCCATCCGCTTCGCAGCGACTTTCAGCAGATTCTGCCCCTGGGCCTCGACGTCCGAGATGGTCCCCAGGACACGGGCCTTCCGAAGCTCCAGTTGGCCGATCTCCATCGTAAGCTGACCACCCTTCTGGCGGAGCATCTGCAACTGACTCTGCTCCTCGGGGGTCAACACACCAGCGATGTCAGGATCCTGCGGGGCCTCCCCGGCCACCTCAGGAGGATCCTCCAGGGTCTCCACCATTGCAATCTCGGGGGTGACCTCTTCGGTCCCCTTGTCATCCACCACTTTCAAGTCGTTGTCTTTCATTCCTTGCTCCTCCGGTTAAAACCTTCCGCTACTGTACCGTTGTACTGCCACTCCCATTGGGCTTTTGTAGCGCCAAGGCACGTATCCGAAGTTGGGCAATAAACTGCCCCACTATCGTCCCCTTCTTCTCCTGGAGGAGAAGGCGGGTCGGGGGTGATACTATCTGGGCGCTCTTTTTCAAGGACCAGTAGATGGTTCCGTCATCTGCGATGTACTCGTAAATCCGGGTGGTACCTGTGGTCTTATCCATTAGCGACTCCAGTGTCATCAGGGTGATCGTATAGGCGGCAAAACGGATCAGACAGGATGTCACACGGTGTGTCAGACTATGGCGTTATGTCTGATGGTGATATAGCAGACCCGACCCGGCGGGAGTTACCGCCCGCTTTGTAAAGCTGCACGGATGATGGTCAGTCGCTTAGAGTCCGTTCTCCTAAACTGACTCAATCGAGGACAAGCCTTGATTGAAGTTAGGTTCCTGCCCAACCAGTAGTTTCACTTGATTCAAATGAATCAAGCCAGAGCTTCCAGGACAGCAGGCTGTAACCGAGGAACTCCCGGTCATTCACAATCGTTAAGACTGCTAAGTTCTTCAACGATTTGGATTTTACGGTGAGGTCTTTCCTCACCAACCACCAAATCCAAAATCCCAAAGAACAGTTTGAAGAGCTTGGCTATCACCTTTACGCTAAATACGATAGGAATGAGGGATGACCAAGTCAAGGACTTTTGAGTCCCTTCCCGACTGGTGTCCTCATTAAAAGGCTGTTTTGACCTACTGTTAGCAACCCTACGAGACATGTTCCAAAGCCTCAGGATGGATGTGCCAGGAGCCCCAGTCGTCCTTACAGACAACTCTGAGGGATGGTGTCAGGGCCAGCCGTTTCACGGTGAAGGTCACACCCAAAAGACCCCGCTCCATTGCGGAAACAGGGTGGGCAACGATCACGCTGTCCCCTGGCTTGAAAGTGACGTCGCTCATCTTGTCCTCCTACACCACAACTACTCAGCGGATCGGTAGGATGATCCCCTGTCAGGCATACCCCCGTCTACCCCAACGAGAACCCAACGGGATCATCTCCGGCGCTGTTGGAGTAGACCCTTGTAGGAGGTGACCAATGTCCGATTTGACCACGGTGGAAGGTGTCAAGGCGCTCATGGCGAGTTCCAAGTCCTACCCGGAATGGGACAACAACTGCATCAAGGTAAAAGCGGCCAACAACGGCTGGCCTGTTTTCTGGGGCGAAGCGATCCTCGGATCGGGCCTGATGATGCAGGTCGCTGCCTCCTGGTAAGGGAAGGAGATTACCATGACTGACATTGCGGAGAAACTGGTAGCCGAACTCGACAAAATGGGGGTCCACATCTACACAGTGGAGTCCTGTACAGGCGGAGCGCTGGCATCTGCCATCACGAATATCCCCGGAGCCAGCGAGGTTTTCCGGGAGGGTTCCGTGGTCTACGGCAACGCAGCCAAGGAACGTCTGGATCACCGCCTGGGTCGTGAGGGACACGTCGCCCGACTCATTCAAAGTCACGGTGTCTACAGCCCCGAAATCGCCGCCGACTTGGCGGAAATGGGGGCGGAAATGGCTGACATCGGGGTGGGTGTCACAGGCACCCTGTCACGGGAAGACCCCGCCAACCCCCGCTCAGATGTGGGAATCGCCTACATAGGTGTGGCGGCACTGGGGAACAAAGCGATCACCTGCTTCGTGTACGTAGACGCCAAGCTGTCTCGGACAAAGGCCAAACAGCAGATCGTGGAGGAGGCGTTAGGGATGGTGCTGGACGTGCTGGAGGCACAAAGAACCTAGTTGATCCAACCGTACTTGCCGGTATCCAACTTCCAGTACCACTTCTCCTTATCAACATCCCATCCGACAGATCCAATGTTCAACCCGTTGGAACCACCAGAGGGGTGGGTGTAGCCCCACTGAATCTTACACCATGAGGGTTGCCACCACTCCACGCTGATGTAGAGCTTATCGAACAGGGACCCAAACCCCTTGGGGCTCTTCACCGGATACTCCCGGTTCTCTATACCCTGGATGGCGAAAGGCAACTCAGCCTTCTTAGCGAAGACCTTCAGCGCCTTCAGCGCCCCCTCTTCGTCCTCGGGGTGTGACAGAGCAGCCCCCTTCCAACGCTGCTTCTCGTAGGTCTTCCAGTCGCCAGGCTTCGTAGCAGGGCCGGGCTTTTTCTGCCCGCCTGGGCCACCATGTTGCGTAACGTAACAGCGGTCCTTCTCGTCGCCGGTCTCGTAGTAGCACTTACCCTTCGGCTTGGGTTGCCACTTACCGGGACCTCGGACATCGGGACCAGACTCACCGTAGCCCTTGCCCCCCTCACCGTGCTCACGCCCGGCGAACAGTTCGTCACCGCAATCGCAGGCCACCATGTCGAGGTAACGGGCAGCAATCCTTGTTGCTGAGTTGGCCATAGCCTTCTTCTTTTTTCCCATGTCCCATTCGATACCGTAGTCATTCCACCAACGAGGGTTCTTTTTAGCTTCTGCCCCCCAGTCTCCGGCGTGAAAACCCCGGTCCAGAGTCTTAAGCATCTTTTCGTTATATGTTCGGAGGTACTCTACAGCAGCAAGCTCCAAGTCCCCATCACGACCCACATCATAACGATGTGCTAGTTCCGATGCCAGACCCTCGTAGTTCCAAGATCCTAGTTCGGACCAGATCCATTCAAGTTGAAGTGGCGTGGCCTTTTCCACCACCTTAAAGACCGCTTTCTTCTTAGCAGCATCGTCCGGTGCCCCATCTAAAACGGCAAGGAAAGCGTCAGCAAACTTCTTCGGAACATCCCAAATGGGAAGATCGTCTTTGCCTTCCTTCTTACTCAGATACTTCAGCATATCAACAGGGTTATCTACGGCTGCCTGCGAAAGCTTCTCTGGAACTTTGAACGACTTCATCCGCAAAGCCTCAGGAGAGGGCAGTGAACCACTAGGGGCAGTCTGCTCCTTTTTCTTTGGCTCCTTTTTCTTTGGCTCCTTTTTCTTTGGCTCCTTCGCATCAGGCTTCGCTGCCGGGGACTTATACATGGGGGAATCCTTAAACCCCTTATTCTCCAAAAGAGCTTTGACAAGCCCCATGAACTCAGCAGGAGTCATAGTCTCCACTTTCTTTTTAGTCCCTGGTGAGGCCCCAGCCAAAAACTTCTTCATGACCTGGGCATCTGTCTGCTTATCTCCCGACAGGGATTTAGTCTTCTTGGCAAACGCCTCGACCTCATCGGCGTCAGTGAAATAAAGGTTACCTTTACTCATCAGGGCACTAGGGTACCTGTATCTCTTCTGGGGCTGTTTCCCCTCCGGTTCCTTCTTTTCGGACTCCCCACCAGATTCCGCCACCGAGTGCTTTTTCGGGTCAGCCTTAGGATGTTCCTTAAGGTACTTCTTCAGGGCCTCTTCTGAGGGGAACTCCGTGGCCATTCGGGTACTCATCGAAAACCTCCAGTTAGACCCTTCTGTCACATCCTCAGAGGTTTATAGAGGCTCTACCGCAACAGTGGGATCTGCAACCCAGGGATGGTCCGGACCAGCACCCCTACACCATTTCGAATCAGTCGAGGCCCAGCGACAACGGTTCTCTCCACGCTTCCCATGCTTCAAGGCGTACTCAGCCCGCATAGCCTCCCTTCTGTCCTGATAAGGTCCGAACAAGGCACGAGGTATCCAGGGTCGCCCCCTGAACGTACTCCGGGCACCACCGGAAAGGTCGCCGTTGTGCTGGCGTAAACGGCGACGTGGGTTGTTTGTGGCTCCCACGTAGGTGTATCCGACCCCCTTCTTCGTCAGGACCGTCAGAGACTGAATAACATAGACATGCCAAAACTTACAGGGCGGCTCAGAGTAGGCTTCCCTGAAGAGCTTGGCGGGGAACGGCTTCGATGACTTCCTGCGTCTTCTTCGTTTCATGGGATCATCTTACCACAGGCCAGAGTAGTTAAGGTGAGGGGCAAATGACCCCGTAAAGGAGACCCACCATGGACCCGATGGTCACGTTCACGAAGACCGGAGACAAGGAAAGCGGAGCCAACGTATACAAGGTTGCAGTCGACGGAGTCGTCCAAGGCTACCTCTACAAGGGGTACGAAATGGGTGCCGGACGCTGGTGCGCCGGATACTTAGGCCACTTCGAAGGTGGCTTCAAATGGCAATTCCAGGATGAGGAACACATCCACTACCCTCACTACATGAACCGCCGGTTCGACACCCTCAAGGACGCCAAGGGGAAGCTCCCCGCTCTCCTCGCCACTGCCGCCAGACGGAACGCCGCCGCAGGGGGTGCCCTGTGAACGCCATTGACTGGACCCTCTGGGACAAATGGCTGGGAACCTATCCTGACCCCACGATTGCCCACATGGTCGGCACCTCAGCCACCGCCGTATGGGAACACAGGACAGCCCTCGGCATCGCAGCCTACACAGGATACGGTGACAAGGACCGCAAGGACACAAACTGGAACTACTGGGGCCAATTCCTGGGCCTCTGCTCCGACGCTGCCCTGGCCCGTGCAACAGGACTCGCCCGCCTCACCGTGCGGAGCCAAAGGCTCAAGAGGGGCATCGCTGCCTTTGACCCTTGGGCGCATCTGGACTGGACTGACGTGCCCCTGGGACGGAAGTCGGACAAGGTCATCGCCACACAGATGGGCTGTCCCACCAACGTCGTCAAAAAGGCAAGACGGGAACGAAACATCCCACCCACGAATGAGCCCTACATCTGGGACGTTTCCTTGTTTGGTGTCCTATCAGACTGTGAGATCGCTCGCCGTATGGGTTGTGCCCCAAGCGCAGCCACTCTCGCCCGCCACAGGTTCGGCATACCCTCTCTCACCCCTGGCGTCAACAGAGGGTCAAAGGGCATTGACTGGGACAAACAACCCCTCGGCCAAATGCTAGACGGACACCTCGCCCGTCAACTGGGTGTTGACCCCGGTGGTCTCCGGCGGCAGAGAATAAAACGAGGAATCCCGAACTATGTCGCACCCCAAAACACCTACTGGGACAAGCAACCCCTCGGACAAATGAAGGATGCGGTTCTCGCCCGTCAACTGGGAGTAGGGGCCTACGTTGTGAGATTGCAACGGGTGAAACGAGGGATCCCGAGCTACAAGACTCCCAAGCCAGCGAAAGTCAAAAAGGTCAAACCTGATCCCTGGGTGAAGGCTGAACTCGGAAAAGTCCCGGACAGGATAGCGGCATCCCGAATGCATGTCAGCTTGGCGGCAGCACGAAAGGAACGCCTCCGCAGGGGTATCTCCCCTTGCCGGAAGCGTATCCCGAAATACCCGGCACTCCGAGCGATGAAATTCAGGATTGGTGTGAGGATCTACTAGCTAGGGGTCAGCGCTTCATCGGCATCTTCCCGTCAGAGTGCTGCAACTGCTTAAGTACCAGGGCACGCTCAACCTCACGCCGCTCGTCACCCTCCATCCACTCAAGCATCCCTCGCAGATCAGAAGCTGGGACTCCCAGGTAGGGGTTCGGCTCCAGGGTGTCCTCAAAGACGTGCCCCTCCAAGCTATCACCGGGCAGAACCGCCCTGCAGGCATCCTCGGCATCCGTCCTGGGGAGGAACACCTCAGGCTCGGTCTCAGCAGCCACATCCTGGAGGGTCGGGAAGTCAGGGCATCCCTCAAGCAACTTCTGAACTTGGTTTCGGGTGTTCATCGCAACCTCACCGCCCGTAGTATGTGGGCACTGAGGATTATAGACTGAAGAGGGTTACTTGTCCAACGATGCAGGTTGCATCAGTTTGCTGTAATCGAACCTCGTACCCAGAGCGTCCGTGATGGATACGGGGTCACCCTGGTACTCGAACACCCGCCTATTGTACATGAGAGCATGAGCAGGACATTTGATTTTTCCCTCTGCAAAAGCCACACC